AAAAAGAACCCTGACGGAGTAATTGGACTTAGACCTTCTTGTGGAACATAAAACTCACCACCTGTTGTAAAACATTGAAGGTCTTGTCCTGATATCATATCAACAATAGCATTAAATGTATTAGTATCTAAAGTAGCTTCTACAGCGTCATCATCAAGGCCTTCAACTCCTTCAAAATCAAAGTACAATCCAACCTTAGATCCCCATATAGTAGATGGTCGTGTTTTAGATCCTCCAAAATATAACCTTCCTTGGTGAAATGTAACAGACCTAGGCCATCCTTTACTATTAGACCATACGTCTTCATAACCTGTTTCTAAATCCCAGTTACCATTTGCTATTGCAGAAGTGTCAAAAAACGGAAATTCAGTTACAACATTAATTGTTGTTGTTGATAAAAATTCAACAATCTTTGCTCTTCCTTGAGGACTAGCATTTATATACTGCCCTACATTTCCTGAACTAAAAACAGCACTACTTCCTGTCAAAGTTATTTTACCAGCAACATCACTTGGAGTAAGAGTTCCCGCTGGATTGCTAACACTTAAAGTAAATGCAAAATTTGGAATTGATTTAAAAGTTATTGCAGATATAGTCCAGGAAGTATCACTGTTTCGCACAATTTTCTTAGGAGGCATATCTTCGTGAACTAAAATTAATGTATCCGCAGATTGTGTCCAGCATAAATTATCTAAATAAGCGCTAACAATTCCAGTGCTATTTTGTGTATGAACTAAAGCTTTATTTTTATACACAAACATTGTGTTGTTAGTAAAACACAACATATAACTGTCACTAACTGAAAATTCAAAAGGAATAAGTCTAACGCCATTTGCTGGAGTTCCAGATAATTCATTTATAAACTTAGTTCCAGGCCTACGAGTAACTCCGCCTTGTGGTTGACATATAACATTTTTTGCTGTTTCTAAAGCGTTATCATATGCTTTAAGCTCAACTCTAGCTCTAACTAAAGGATCAAGTTCTCCAGTAGTAAAATTAGTTTGAATTTCTACAAAACGAGCCATTAATTTCTCACACTAATTAAAGAGAAGTCTTGTATTGCATTTGTTGGCTGTCCTTGCCCATCTATATTCATAGCTTGACGCATATACCCTCCCCTGCCATTTTCTCCTGGAGTGCCTTGCGCTACTGTGCGCCAATAATCTGTTTTTTCTAATTGATCTGTAATAGGCATAGCTAAATGCCATGCTAATTGATATTTCATATTCTGTACAAAATAATGAGGCATCTCATATTCTTCAACCCCAAACTGATAATCAACATAAACTTCTTCGTAATTACTTAATAACTTTCCACCTACTAACTTATATTGTCTTTGTGGTACTGCTCCTGTCTGACTACTGTTAAACACCGCTCTTGGTGTTCCTAACATATCAGAAGGCAATGCATATTCGTATTTGTATTCTGTTGTTGGTGTTGTAATAAGCCTTGCTAACTGAACTTTTTTAAATGAAAAAGACCAAGGGTAGCTTGCTATTGTTTTATTTTTAATATCTGGATATAAGCTGTTGCAAATGTTTGCTTCATCTGTTCCTTCTGTAAAGGATGATATTGGGTTAGCTCCAAGCATTAATAATGCGTCAGAACAAATTGATAAAGATGTATCTCCAGAAGCCATTTACTTTCTCCAAATGTGCAAATAGGTGAGGGTCGAAACCCCCACCTTCTGCATTACTAATATTACTAAGCTACAGAAATATCTGTACCTGCTGAAACATCCACAACTCCAGATGCATTAGTTAGTACAACATGCATACTCGCTGAAACCGTTGAGTTAGTTTTGTAATAAAAGATTAAATCACCTATATTTAATACAGATGATGCGCTGTTAAAGTAACCAGAGCCAGCTATTGCTGATTTTGCCTCTGTTCCTTTATAAGTCCACATTCCAGGACTTTTTCCAGCTTTAGATTGTGCGCCTGCTGGCGACAAATTTTCTTGTGCGTAAGCCATTCTACTTTCTCCTAGTTAAATTATTCATCAGCTAAAACTTCAACAATGCCTTGACCGTCAATAGCGACAGAACAAGCAGATAACATAGCATTCACAAGGAATGATGTTTTTTCTGGAACATAGTTAATTTCTGTTTTAGGGCCAATGCCTTCTGCATAACCGATAGCATCTTTATGGAATGCAATACAACCACGATGGCTAGAAGCATTAATTGGTAAACCACCTTCTGCACGATCACCAACTGTATGGAACTGAAAACCTAAGAAAGTATCAAGCTCACCAGATACTAATGCACGAACTGTATTAAAGTCAGCAGAAGTTACTGATGTTTCAGATAATAGACTAGCTAGATTATTTGCATGAATAACCATATGTCGGTCTTGTGGTGGTACATTGTTTGTATCTAATGTCTTTTTAGCATTACGAAGTTTAGCAACTGTTAAGTTTGCTGAACCATGAGCAATAGTAGAACCTTTGCCTGCTATAAGTGCATCAATAATAAGTTGATCTTGTCTACGACCAATAGCGTTCGCTACTACTTGAACTAACTCTGATCTTTCTTCAAAATTAACTTTTTGTTGCATGAAAATGTCTGAATACTCTGCAGCATTCCAATCTTGCATAGTTGCTGTAACTTGTGCAAAATCAACATTTAATGGTACAACGTCTGTTTGTGGAACGCGTAATGTTGCTACGCCTTTACCTACTTTTGGAAATTTTACTGTACTGCCTTCAACGCCTCGTCTTTGTCTAGTTGCACCTACCATTACTGCTTTACCTTGGTAAGCCTGTTTAACTTCAGCATCAAAGAGTGTTACAAAAGCTGGGGATAATCCTAAACTCATGTTATTCTCCTTAGAAATTAATAATAAATAAATTAATCGCTTTGGTATGCCAGTAAACTGGGCCTGTGCTTGCTATTTACGATAGCCATACGACAAGATTACTTGTGTTAAAGGGTTCCATAACTGAAATATGCAATAAGCCTTAAAATGAATATATCACAAATAAGGCTTTAGAGCAATCTAAATGTTATCCAGTAAAGTTTTGGGCAAATGCCTTTTCTACTTTAGCTCGATAAACAGGATCGGTTTGATACTTTGCATCTCCAACCATAGCGTACAATTCTTCTTTTGATGGCGCGCCATCTACAGGAGTAGTTTCAATAGGTAAAGCCCCTTCATAAGATGATCTAAGCTTTTCTAAAGCAGAGATTCCTTTAGCAGTGCCTCCCATAACTTTAAATTCTTCAAAGTCATCTTTCCCCCAAATTCCTTTTTGGACAAGACTTGTTCCCCATTTGGCCATGCTGTTTACTCTAACTTCAGCATTAGGACCTAAAGCTTTTCTTTCTTGCTCAATATTAATTCTTTCTTCTTCTGCTGAGTTTTGATTCATACCAACCACTTCCCCAACTAATGTATCTAATGCGGCTTGGCTTATTTGATTATCTTTAGCCCAAGACATTACATGTGATCTAATTGGGTCATCTTCTGGAGTTTCACCAAAGGCAGCTGAATCATATACTCCATCTTTTGGAGCTTTATGTTTTCCTTGTGAAATTTGCTTTCTAAGGTCAGACCATGATTTTGCCATAGCTTCATAATCTGCTTCAGAATCATCGCCTTTCCAAAAATTTTCAGGCAACCAATCAGGTTTTTCTCCCTCGTTTGCTTCTACTTTTTCTTGTTTAACAGTCTCAGGATCACGATGATCTATTTCTGTTTCTTTTGGATCTGCGCTGACTTCCTCTTCTGGTGTTGCACTGTCGAGTAGGCCAGTTGCTTCTTGAGTTTCTTCAGTTTCCTGAGAACCCTCAGTCGTACTAGGCTCGATTACTTCGTCCATTATAGTTTCCTTGCTCTAATTATCCTTGCTTCTAAATCCCTAATAATTGAATTTTGTCCTTCTCTGTAAAATGCATAACTAGGGTCGCTTCCCGGCAAGGCAACGGGTTGCTCTAAAATAGTTTGTCTCAACCATTCTAGCAACTTTGTGCCGTCTTTTCCTTGAAAAACTTTTAACACCAATCTGTCTGTATCGTTTTTCTTTTGATTTACATCTGCTATATCAAGTGGCAGTTGTTGTTCTAGATCTTCCCATCCAGCCATAATCTATCCTTTTTTCTTTTTATGAGATAATTTTTGGGATGTTGCTGTATGAGTTTTATTTGTATGCACACTCCCATTAGGCATTTTGTGCGTATTACCCTTCCATTCCTTTCCGTCTTTAGTGTAGTGTTTTACGCCTTTCATTATGCTTTATCCTTTTTTTTAGGAAATCCTGCTTTCATATTTTTATATGCTTTAGCAGTAATGGTTGATTTTTTTTTAGTATTACTAGTTCCTGCTTTTTTCTTTTTATTTATATTGCCATATAGACTATTCATAATTATCCTTGTTGAGCTTGATTCATAGCAGCTTCAGCCATTGCTGGAACAGCTTCAGGAGCTTCTTGAGCTACTTGTTGTGCCATTTCCATTGCTTGCTGTTGCGCCATTAATCTTTCTAATTCAGTTGTTAAAATAGCTTGTGGTACGCCTAATTGCTCTGCAATAAAGTCCATCATCTTAGCCACTTTTAAGGTTGACATAGCTTCTGGTCCAGCCCCTTGTGCAATCTGAGCATATTGCATTACTTTTTCAACCTCTTCCATAGCCTGTGCTTGTGCTAATGGAGCTGCTGCTGCAATTTTAATTTCTAATCCATTTACCTTTAAAGGTAAGTTAATTAATCCTTTTGTATCCATTACTGCTAAAATCTTTTGTACTAAAGGAATCATTGTTTCATTAATCAATCTACCAAAAGCTGAACCTAAGTTTTGTGATAACTCTTTCATTCTTTCAACAACTTCTGTTGCAGACCTTGCAGACATATTATCAGGTGGCAAGCTTTCGTCAAGCAAGATTCTTTTAATATTCTTTCTTAGATCGTCCATAATAATTTGAGATACATTAAAATCTCCAGATCTTGGTAGCGGTCTTAATGATTCCCCTTGAGGCCCACCGTTACGAGCTACAGGAATAATAGCGCCTGGCATAATTTGTACTGTGTTAGGATTAAGAACGCCATCATCAGCTGCGGTATAAACTCCAGAAATAGCTAAAGAAGCATTTTTTAAAACTAATTCTAATGTTTTATTTAATGTTTTTATATCTGGCATAGCTGTTATCAAAGGGCCTCTACCATATATTTCACCTGCAACTTTAGAATACCTAGATACAATCCATGGGCTTGTTTCCATGCGCCTATAAACAAGTTCTGTTTTAGAAGCTTTGTCTATAACATGATAGCAATAATCTCCACGCTTTTGATCTTGAACTGTAGCTTCAATTAAATCTAATTCTTCTGTTGGCTTTTCGTCTATTTTTCTTTGCATTTCTTGTGGAATTTTTATATCAGGCCATTGTTTTTTTAACACTTCCCCTTTAATACGCATGCGCCTATAAACATTATCAACTTGTCCGTCTGCACCCTCTTCAAATGCAACTAAGTATTGTGGAACTGGTACAAAGTTAATAGGGTTTGTTTCATCTCCTGGCTGAACCATCATAACTGCTGTTCCAACAGATAGGTCTAGTAAAAACTCGCCAATAGCTACATCAAAGTTTGACTGTTTTAATGTATCAAACATTCTGTCTGAATAAACATCAAGAGCAGCTTGTGCTTCTTGTTTTCGATCTGAAGGAATATCAGACCCTGGTTCAAGTCGACAC